TATTTAATTGCTCGTTTGACAAATTCACTTAAATCAAAACCATCAACAAATCGCATGTTATAATAATAATTAAGAAAAATATTTTTTATAATTTAAATTTTTTATAATTATATTTAATTATTATATTTAATTATTTTATAATTATAAATAATTATGAAATAATATATTAATAAAAAAATCTACTTAAAATATAAACTTCATAATAAACTATAAATGTCATCTTCTACTACTTCAACTGGAAATAATTTTGAACATAAATTATCTAAGGATGGTTCGATTAATCCTAAATATGTAGATGTTTTAGATGAAGATAAAGCCGTGGCTGGACAAAAATTTGTGTGTATTTCATTTATTTCGCCAGAAAAAATTATTAAAAAACGCGAACTCTATGAATTTTCACAATTCCTAAAGCAATGGGATATGAATAAATCCTTAGAAAAGTTTAATCATTTTATGAGTTTTTTGTCGTATAAATATAGTCTTAAATTTGATGATTTAACTAAAGATTTACAGGAATTTTGTAAGGAAGAGAAAGAGAATTTGTTTTTGACTACATTAGAAGATGAATATAAAACTTATTTGGATGTTAATGAAGACCGCCTTCAAGAAGAATTTAATAAACAGAATAATTATACGACTAGTGTGCGCGGTATTAAAGTGCGCGGCAGTTATCCCAGTCAACCCGAAGCGGAATTGCGTTGTAAAATGTTGCGTGAAGTCGACCCCAACCATGATGTATTTGTTGGACCAGTGGGGATGTGGATGCCGTTTCACCCAGAAGCGTATAAAACGGGTCGAGTAGATTATCTTGAAGAGGAATTAAACCAACTTATGCAAGAAAAAGATAAAAATGAAAAGAATGCTAAAGTCGAATTTGATAAACGGGTGCGTGAAACGAAAAAAAATGCGATAGAAGAAAATAAAAAGAAAGCCTTGGAAACTGGTAATGTTCTGACGCAAACGATCGATGAAGAGGGAAATTTGATAGGCGTGAAGGATATGAATACGACGGAAAATAATTTAAATAATAATAGTAATATTTCTATTGAAGAAATTCGTAAAGAATTATTTGAAGGCGAAGATATCGTGACTGATTATAAAAATTCTGATCATGGTCTCAGTAAACTTCAAAAGTGATTTTATGATCAATCATGAAATAGTTAATACTTGTTATATATGTATTTCTATTTATCTACAAAAGCGTGGATGAATAATTAAAAAATAGTTTTATTGAAAAAAAAATAATAATTATTATTATTTTTTTTATATAATATTATATTATATAAAATATTATATTATATAAAATATAATATAATATATGTCTTCTGTTAATTTAGATAATATTAAACAAAATAATGAATATTTAATTAATATAAATGATATATATAAATTATCTCAAATTACAGATTCTGAAAATATAAGAAAAATATATAGAGATTTTATATTAAAATCATTAAAAGATTTTTTTTTAAAAACTGAATTTAATGGATTATATAGTTATATGCATGGAGATTATGATCCAAATGATCCAAATTATAAAGGATTAAATATAACTTGCTGTAAAATACCAGAAGATAAAATAAATACATATTTAGATGCATTTTATAACAAATTTTTAGCCTTTCCTTTATTTTGGAAAGATTATATTTGTATGTTTTATATTGCGTTAAAACAATTTAGTAAAATAAAAGACAATTCGCGAATTATATGTCTAGGTGAATCTCCTATGAAAATAGTATTTATACAAGAATTTTTTTTAAAAAATGAAAATATTAAAAAATCCCTAATAGATAATAATTATTCAACAAACGTTTCCTTTGATTATTTTTCTATGTCGCGATTACAAACCGGAATAAATACTCTCTATCCCTCGGTTAATATAAAACAAAAATATAGTAATTTGTATACATTATTTATGAATGGAAACTTTTTTGAAATAAATACAAAAATAATAGAAATGTTTATTAAAAAAGATAAAGATGTTTTAGAATATTTAACTGATGGAGGAAGCCAAAAATATAAACAAGCGTTAATTAAAATATATGAACATTTTTCATATTGGAAATTAAACCCGCGATATATATTAGAACAAAATAAACCAGTTTATTTTGAAGATAGATGTGAATCATACGCAAGTGTATTAGGATTAATTTATCTCTATATTCAATTATGTAATAAAGAAGGGTTTACTAGAGAAGAACGTAAACAATTATATACTCTTTTGTATATAGTTGGTTTTGATAACAAAGATGAATCAAACGCATCATATAAAGAAGATGAAAGTAAACTATATGGTATAAACTATTTAATGTATTATTTATTTTGTTCACCTATTCCAGGTAAAGCATATGAGGATTTAAGCGAGGAAGAAAAAAAAAATTTTGAAATTGAAACACTAAATTTAGAGTTTGATAGTATGACTAAAAATAAATTAGAAATGAGTAATTATCATTTTATCCAAATTAATTATTACAATAGTAGTAAATATAAAAATAGAGATGACCAAAACGTAGATGAATATTTTATTGAAGAAATAGGAAAAGATTTATTTTTTAATCAAAAAGATAGTTTGAGAAAAAATATTAATTTTTTATCTGTTCCTGAATTTGGTATAAATAGTACACGTTGTATTCAAGGTGTTAACTTATATACCTCTGGTTCTGCTGCTGAATACAATGATATAACATATGATGCGGTTACAAATGTTAAACAACAAGGAGAAACAGGTGTAAATTGCAATTTGTTTAATTTTTTTATAATTTATTATTTAAATAAATTGGCTAGTACTCCAAATTCTATTCTTAGTGATATGATATCTTATTTTAAGACTGATTCTGTTGATGAACAAGAAATATTTAATAATTCTACATACAATCAAGATATTTTTGGTAATGTAATCGCAGCAGAAACATGGTGGGATAAAACGAAGACGCGCACAAATGAAGAATATAAAGAAATATTAAGAGAATATAAAGAAAAAATTATAAAAAATTTAGAATACGAGGAAGAAGATAATAATTATTTTAAAAATTTAATAAAATTAATAGACATTCAAAGAATAATTGGTACTATAAGATTAGGCACAACTATTACTGATGCTGATGAAATTTATACGTCTTTATCTAATAAACAATCAACCATTCCTTTGACTTCTAATGTAAAACCTTTTGTATACAATGAAGAATATAAAAAGATGTGGAAAAATAAAGAAGTAACTAGCACTGGGGGGTTAAATAGAAATAAATTTTTTAAAAAACAAACTAGGAAACAAACTAGGAAACAATTTCAGAAAAAGAGAGTAAATAATAAAAAAAATAAACAAACCAAAAAGTGGAATAAAAAATAATGTATATCAAAATAATATAAAATAAAAATTATAATAATATATAGTATTATAATTTTTATTTTATATAAAAGTATGAGTTGTAATCACGACAATTGTCATAAAAAAATATCATTAACTGATTCACTTATATGTAAATGTAAATGTGGAAAACAATTTTGTGTATTACATCGTCTTGCTGAAGCACACCAATGTGCTTATAATTTTAAAACTGAAATAAAAAAAGATGAATTTATAGAGAAAAATAAATGCGTGAATAATAAAATTCAAAAAATATAATAAAAATAAATGATTTAATATAACCATTCGGCCGTTTCATATTCTGATAATGTTTCGCCATTATATCTTTTTATGGGAAGTCCATCACTATTTAATATATATAACCCATCTGTATCAGGATTAACATATTCATCGCGCTCGTTGCTGTCACTATTGTTACGTGCATAATCATAATTTTTTAACGCATCCTCCTCTTCCATCTCCTTCTGATACGCAATCTCACTCTCACTCATACCTTTATATTTCTTTATTAATGCGCTCTCTCGTTCGTTCGCTATCTCTTGTTCTCTCGCTATCTCTTGTGCTCTCTTGCTATTTCTCATTATTTCTTCATTTCTCTCTTCTACTTTTTGTCGTTCTATTTCATCAAAATTCATATTAAAAATTCTCGCCTTTTCTTTATACTTTTCTGCTTCGATATTAAGTTTAATACTCAATTCAGAATCTGACATTTTACATTTCTTTTCGGTCCAATCATATGTACATTCATTTGATTCTATACAATCTGTTTCTTTACTAATTTTACTACAATATTTCGGCACACAATTACTATACAAAATATTAGATAAATTACCTTTTTTAAAATATGAAATTGGTTTTTCTTGAAATTTACAATCTTTTGTAAAAACACAATCTGTTTTGGATCTACCTAAACAATGTTTTTGTTTTCCGCCTCCTCTTCTTGTTTTTCGGATTACTCTTTTTTTGTTTTTTTGGTTGACTCTTATGCTTTTATTTGTTCTAAATACACTATTTTTTCTTTCTTTCTTTTTTTTAGTGTGTCGCACAATCATTATATTTTATATTTATATTATAAAATATAAAATAAATATAAAATAAATATAAAACAATTAAAACAATTACCATTTGTTTTTTTTCACGCTAATTTTAGGTCCTTGTCCGCGTTTTTTTATGTTTTGTGGATCATACGCAGCACCTTCATCGTCATCTGAATTACAATCTTTCGATAATTCCCAAAATTCTTTAGTGCCTAATTTAAAATCGCCATGCTGTTCGGCTTTATACCAAAAAATTTGATCATGTAGTTTATTTGATTTTGAATTATTATTAATTACTAAACATTCAAAATTTTCAGTACATTGATCCATGACTTGACAAAACGATTCAAAAGTGGGAAACATTCCTGCATAATTTTCCCAAATACGTTTTCTATTGGCAATATAAGGTTCGCGTAAAATAAACACATAATCAATATTTGTACGCAAATTGGGAGGTATACCTAATGGATATTGCATTGTAATAATCAACATAATTTTCCAATGCCGACCATTCATAAAAAGCAATCGCATTAATTTATCTTTAGTCCATGAGGCATCATATAAACAATCATCTAAAATGACAAATGCTCGAGGATCGATATTAGATTTTCTATATTGGTCTATTTCTTTTTTCACTTGTTTTAAAACAGTTTTCTGGCGTTTTAAAATATTTTCAATAATTGCCGTATTATATTCATCGTGTATGAATAATTTAGGTATGTGTTTTGAATAAAATCCATTTCCGGCTTCTGTACCAGAAATAACTGTTCCAATTGGAATATCTTGATGATAAAACAATAAATCTTGTACCAAATAACTTTTACCTGTATCACGCCGACCAATCAAGACGACGACTGGGCCTTTATTTTCATCTGCTTTAAAACTAATATCACGCATATTAAATTTTTTTAATTCTAAAGTCATCTCAATCTATATATTTTTAATATAAAATTAATAATAGTTTAACCGCATAGAGAAAATATAATATATTTATAGTGAAAAAACAAAAAAAAAACAAAAAAAAACAAAAAAAAAAAAAAA